CGATAATATCGGTAATTGCGCTATTAGCAAATGCCATGATATTTCCTTTATTAAATTAAGTTAAACCCGACCACTCTCTGCTTCTGACAATTGAGCCATTAGCACGGAGCGTCTATCCTTTGCATCTGTTTTAGACACTTGACCGCTAGGTGTAGCTGATCTTGGACTAACAGCAGTTGCTTTAGCTTTAGCTACTTGCTGTGCTTTAGATGCTTGGTTACCTGCCGATTTCAGGAGTTTGTCCTGTTCTAGCTTGTAAGCTTCATCGTTCATACGCACCGCTTTGGCATAAGCCGATTCAAGGTCTTGGGCTAAACCTCGCTCAAGTAATTGAGCCATATCTTCCCTAACCATTTCAAAGTGCGGGAAAGCCACCTTGTTACTACTTACCCGACTGATTTCTGACATCAATCGGCTATTTTCCTCTTGCTCCCGTATTTGCGACAATTGCTGAACTTGTTGCTGTGTAGCTTGAAGTTGTTGCATTAATTGTTGCTGGTACGGGTCAACATACGCCTGTTCAGGTGTCTGTATCGCATTTTGATCTAATTGTATTCCATAATCCGCTGCAAGTCTATGAAACATCTGTACTTTCTCCTGATACGGAGCTTTTGACAGAATCATATGGGCGCGGCCAAGATTATTAATCCAAGCTACAGGGTGAATTCCTTGTGCCTGAAGTTCAGGAATAAAAGGGCCTATGGCTTGGGTTAATTGTCTTGCGTTATCTGCTTCGTTCTTATAAGTAGAGATTCCGCGCTTAAATTCGGTTTCTCTAGTGTTACCAGCGTATTCGGCAAACTTAACGGATTCTTCTTTAGTTAAGGGTTTACCAGCAGCCAACTTCTCCCAAATTGGGACATATTCTTTTTTGAAAGTAGTCGGTTTTTGTAGCGTATATTCTACATTTTGGCTTTCACCATCATTATCAGCTTCTCCCACCAATTCAGATTCTTCAACGGGATCACTTTCGGCTTCCGCTGCCTTAAAACGGCCTTTTTCGTCACGGTCGTTGCTTTCTGTACTGTCGGCTTCTTGGTTGTTTTCGGCTTGGATTGGATCGTCATTTTCTATAATCTCCTTTTCAATGGGGGCTTCTAAAGTGCCATCTTCGGCTTGGTCAAGTGCTGCTTCTAACATTTCTCTACGGTCTAATTCTTCGCTCATGTAATGCTCCTTATTTTAATTTGGCGTAAGCAAGTTCAGCGATTTGACGCTTGCGATGTTCTTGGTCTTTTCTTGAAATTTCATGCACTTTTTGTTGGGTAGGGACATCGTTGCCTAATTCAATACAATTGTTGCGCTTTAGGTTCTCGCGATGTTTAGAACGGGAAGATACCCAAGTGCCATCTGCCATAGATATATGGCCTTCAATATCAGACATAACCGTAGGGGCTACCCTAGTTTTCATAGCCAATTTATCTTGCCAAGAAGCTTTGGCGGCTTCCTCACCGATAGTCGGTGTCCACCATTCTAGGAAGAATTCTTCGTCAGATTGCTTTGCTTCTACATGATTACCTTCGGAATATCCGCATTTAGGGCAGATCATTACATTCTCCTTATTAAATCGGGTACTTTGTCGTACTCATTAGGGGTTAAACAAATAACGCTGTCATACCAACGGCCATTCTTCCACCGCCAGCAGATAAATTCGTCTTTAGGAAGCAACACGATAGTCTTTACGCCCAATGCGCCTGCTAGGTGAGCCGTACCTGTGTCAACAGTCACAATGCCCTTACAGGCCTTCATGTGTGAAGCCGTTTTTACCCAATTTGTTTTCCATCCGTCATCGGGAAGGGGGTTAAACATCCCTTCGTGCTTGGGATTGAGGCTATAACAGTCCGAACCCGTCAATTTTTCCATTTCTTTAACATCAATTGACTTTAGGTAGTACATAATTTGCTTGGAAGCTTCCCAATTCACCCCAATTTTGGCGGGAATATTGCTAGGTTGTGCATGAAAGTACCCTTCCGAGCCAATAATCTTTTTACGGGTTACTGGAAACATCGCTTTTACCATTGGATGCGACAAACTGATGTAATAAGGAAGGGACATAGAGCCAATCCAGTAATCAGATTCGACCGCAGCACCGTTTTCGATGTCGTTGGTAAAGGTATCTACACAATCTAGCTGGCCCAAAAGGTAATGCAGCGTACTTTCTTGCAAAACTACTACCTTTGACGCGCCCAATGCCTTTAATGCAGGCAAGAATCGAGCAAACATAATAATGTCACCAAATCCCTGCTCCATTTGGACAGTAATGGTTTTTCCTATTAGGGATTCACCTCTCCATACGGGCATTTTAAGGGCTGGGCCATAGCCGTTTGTTTGTTGGCCAATGATGTCGGGATGCCAGCGATACTCAAAAAGGCGAAAACCTTGGTCGTATCTGCCAGCATGAAGGTGGTCGTAACCTAGTCTGTATTGTGCGTCAGCACTTAATGTAGCAGTATTAATACGGATTCCTCATCGTCTAGTTCCTCTAGGCGTTTGGCTTCCATATATAACAATTGCTGTTGTATTAGCGTTTGTTGGTTTCTGTAAGCTACTGCCGCGAGGATGTTATCTCGTTGTCTTTCAAGGTAGCTTATAGACCGTTGTAAATCTTCTGTTTCAGCTAACGGTATATCAGCTTTAACCTCTTGTTTTAATTGTACTTTAGATTTCTTAACTTTAGCAACAGGTAATACTAAATCACGAATACCCTGCTTACGGCTGGCGTTATCGTCTTTGGTTGCTTGGATTAATTTGCGTTGACGCTCCGCAATCTTTCTGTTTAATCGCTGGGCGCGTAACCATTCTTCTTTAGTCCAGCCATCCCCGCCAGTTTGACTTGTAGGAATAGGCGGGACATATACCTGAAAGGCATTATTCTGAAACGCATTAGCCTGAAAAGCTGATGCAAACATTAGAATGTGCCGCCTGATACCCCTACAAATTTAGTAGCAGTAATGGTTGTTCCAGTAATAGCTGCTGCGGCAGTTCCACCGATTGCAGGTGGGCTAGAAAGGTCTAAAGTACCACCTAATGTCAGACTTCCTGTAGTTGTAACAGTTCCTGTAAGGGTAAGACCGTTAACTGTACCTGTACCGCTAACAGAAGTAACTGAACCTGAACCTTTATTATTAAATGTAGTCCAATCGGTGCTTGTAAGGTAACCGTTTACACTTCCTGTAGCGGCAGCCATAGAAATAGCTGGAGTTGCACCACCACTACTTACTACTGGGGCAGTACCCGTTACAGAAGTAACCGTTCCTTGTGGATTTGATGCGGTTGTAATGCTTGTCACACGCCCATAGGTGTCTATTGTGACTACAGGAATTAAGGTGCTAGAACCAGTTGTTCCAGCAGTTGCTACGCCTGATGCAAGGTCAATTACAGGGGTAGTTCCACCAGTTGATGTTATGCGACCAGTAGTACCGCTTACAGAAGTAACCGTTCCACCGCTAGATGGGCTTGTATTAGTAACGGTAAAGTTAGGGTAAGTACCAGTAATACTAATTCCTGTACCGCTTGCAATAGCTACGGTTTGGTCAGGAGCAGTATTAGTAATGTTTAAAGTGCCGCTACCAGTAATAGGGCTACCAGTTACGCTAATTCCTGTGCCTGCTGTGGCGGCTACGCTTGTAACAGTTCCTACGCTAATTGAGCCACCAAGACTTGTGTTTGTGCCGTTAATTGTAATTGCAGAGTTTACAAGTGCTGAATTAGGTATAGATGTAAGACTTGCGCCTGAACCACTAAATGTTGTAGCAGTTACGGTTGTTCCTGTAATAGCTTTAGGCGTTGTGCCGCCAATAACCATGTTATTAATTGTTCCAGCACTTGTAGGGTTCATTTCAATAGAACCGCTACCAGTTGGATTTATATGGACATGACCTGTACCAGTAGGGCTGATATCAATTTGTGCGTTTGTACCGTTTAAATTGGTAGAAACATTGATGGACATATTATCGCCACCGCCTGCACCCATGCTCATTTGGGTAGTGCCACTAGCGTTTTTAAGTGATAAACCACCTGAATTTGATGCTTGTACAGTAGGCGTTGTTAGACTTGTAGAAGCATTTAAGGTAGTAAATTTACCTGTGCTTGTAGTGGTAGCACCAATGGTTGTTCCATCAATAGCACCACCAGTAATTGCTACGCTATTAGCATTTTGCGTAGACATAGTGCCAAAACCACTAATGTCTGTATTAGTTAATACGACTGTGCCTGTATAGCCGTTTACGCTTGTAACTACGTCAGTATTGTCTATCTTCTGCCATGCCGACCCGTTAAATACCGCCCAATCGCCCACTTGCCAATCTGTAATGCCGTTGAGATTAGTGCTACCAGCAACACTAACAACATAGTAATAACCTTTAGTACCCACGCTAGAAACGAGAGTAGGTGTATTAGTGCTGGCATTCCATGTTCCTTGATAACTTAATGCGCCTAAAACTGCTGCTGGTAATTGACTAATAGGCACTGTTCCACCACCATCTAGGGTTGCAACGCCATTAGCTACGCCTTTTTCTGTAGTAGGAATGTAACCAGTAATGGCCACGCCTGACATTGTTCCACCAGTAATGGCCACATTATTAGCGTTTTGGGTGGACATTGTTCCCAAGCCTGTTACATCCGTGCTTGGTATGGTTGCGGCAGCCGTCATAGCAGCCGTACCATTGCCTTTTACATAACCAGTTAGGGTTGCTGCGCCAGTACCGCCATTGGCTACAGGAATAGTACCTACTAAATCATGGTCATCATTCCAGTTTGATGGCTGGACAATCGTAGTATCGCCAGCATCAGGTATGGCACTTACAAACTTATGCTTGACTGTAATAGCCATTATTGAACTCCGATGATTTTACCGTCTTGGCCTCTTACTACCTGTTTAGGTCTATTGTGGTTTTCGTTGATTGTATTCACCAAATCGCCAAGTGCTAGGGTCATTTGCTGGTTACTGTGATTAATCGCGTCTGCAATAGGCTGCATAGGATGTTGCATAGATTGAACCATAGCTTCCTCCGATAGATACGCTTCTGTTCCGTCTGAATCATCAGCACCAATTCTAGCAACTTCAATCTTCGCACCGTTGTTAATATGCGCTAACAATACTTGGGTATTGCGCTCGGTGTTCATCTTCATTTGAGCTATACGCATATCCATTTCGGCTTGGGCGCGATTACGCTGATCTTCCAATTGGAATTTAAGCTGGTTTTCTTGGGCTTGATATTCCTGCTTGGCTTTCTCAAGTTCCATCTGCATCTGCATTTTCTGTTGCTCAAGCTGCATAGTCTGTTGTGCTTGTGCCTGATTTGCTTGCATCTTGGCCTGTTCAATCTGCATTTGCATCTGCATTTTTTCTTGTTCAGGAGTAGGCGGTTTAGGCTGTCCTTCTTTAGATTTAGCTTGCTCACGGAACTTATCAGCAGTTTCGTCAATAATTCCCTCAAGTCCTTTACCTGCTTTAAACGCGGTTACGGCAAACTTCACCATTTCCATCAGCATCGGTGTCATTTCAGGAACGGCTTGGGCGGCAGGGATAACTTGTTGCATGAACCCACCAATAGATTGTAAGAACTCCATGCGATCCTGCTTTTCTTGCATTTCGTCTTGGAAAATCATGGAATCGCTAGTTACTTCAATACGGAAGTTCTTGGCCGCTTCATCACGCAATAGGGCTAAAGCTGGTTGAATGTACTGCTTATCCGTGTCGCTTAATTGCATCGCGCCCGAAATCTTAATGATGGTGTCATCGGTAAAGTGATTACAAATAATCTGCGCTTTGATGGATAACAAGCTAGTAGCAAAATCAACTACTGAATGTTGCATAGTCTTTAAGCGACCAGCAGCATTGTTCGATTTAATGATTTGTGCGCCAAGGGTTTCGTTAGGATCAGTCTGTCCGCGCTGAATATCAGCGATACCCATAATTTCGTAGATTTGGCCCTTAACTTGATCCATAGCCTGATAAGCCATCGTTAAAGCTTGAGCTATTGGCTGAATATCTACTAGATTAATTGCGCCTGCCATACCCTGCTTTTCTGCAAAAGCGTTCCAATTCTTGACGGGGATCAAGGTATTGTTTTCGCCTTCGGAGAATAAGCGGGCAAGACTTGGTTCGGAAGCGTCATAAACTCCCCGAACTTTAAGGGCCTGAATGAATCCATCTATACGGTCTGCCAGCGTATCTAGCTGACGGGCTTGGTCTTGGTATAGAACAAAATCAGGGATTGGCTCTAATTTATCGCTAGTTAATGTAGCGTAAAGTGGTTTAGGGCAAGGCCAAAAGTTTTCTAATTGAAGCGGGTCGGGGCGCGTATCAAGGATTTCACCCATAGACTTTGATAGCCAAATTACTTCACCGCTAGTCTTATCCCATATTTCGTATATACAAGCTTCATGTGCGCCTTCGCCCATCTTCTCATTATATGTCTTGGTGTTGTCAGGTTTTGTATCCAATGGGATACGCCCGCCAAGTTCTTCACCAAATCGTTCTACTAGGGCTGGGCGGCCTAAATAGACTTTACGCCATACGGCTGTTACTTCTTCCCATGTACGGGCAATTGTGTGGCCAAAGTCGCGCCAGTAAACATAGTCAACAGGAGCGCACTCGTACTCAATGCGTTCTTGATCTTCTCTGTATATACCGCCTTCGGTTTCTGCTTCATCAATATCTTCGGTAATCTGAAAACCATCTTCGGGTGCGCCTTCTGCTTCTCCACCTTCTGAACCGACAATATGTGGCTCATAGCGAACCCAGCTAGTGCCGCGCCCACCTAATAAACGGTCTTGAACCGTCTGATTCATTGCTGATTTGTAGTCACCGTAATGTTCAATCTCATACTCTAATGCTCTTTCAAGCATCATTGAAGCTACACGGCCTATAGGATCATTGTCGCGAAATCTGCGGCTAACATCAGGTCTAGGCAAGCGGGCAAAGATAGCAGGAGTAATGGTTTGGACATTGCTCCATAGGATATTAAACTTGGCGTTAGGGTTATTCCTAGTGCGGCTGTCATCTCTGTAACGCTTAATAATTCTATCTGTACGGCCTTCCCATTCTTTGAATGTACGCTCGTATCCCGCTATACAGTTATACCAATCAGTATATGTATGATCCATAGTAAATCCTTAAGTGAAATTACCTACTGCCATTACAGTTGCACCAGCACCAGTAGTAATCTTCCAAGCACCGTTTACTGATACAGCGTTGATTTCAATGGTATATACGCCAATTGGTGTACTTGCAGCAGTCAAAGCATAAGATGTTGCACCGTCTAATAAGCTTACAGTTCCTGTTAAGGCTGTGCCTACGGTAATAATTAAACGCATTAATGTGTCACCAGCCGCGCCAGTTACGCCTAATACTTGAGCAGTTTGTGATGCGGCTACGGTTTCGTAGAATGTACCAAATGGTTGATTTACGCCTGACATGATTAAATCCTTTTAAAAGTTTGTTTTGGGGTCATTTTCCACATTTCGTCAAGCGTTACATCCGTTTGGCCGACATGAAGTCCTGTAATTCTATTATCTTTAAGGATAGGGCTATCCTCATCTTTCCATACAATCGAGAGATAACGGAACGCATCGGCAGAATGGCTTGTCCAATCATGTTTTGGGCGATCCCTAAATACTTTCTTGTCATCATCCCATTCCCTTTGATATTGACGCAAACATTCGATACCTTCTTCACATCTATTATCGAACCAAGCGCGAGTTAATGCAAGCCTTGATGCTTGGATTCCGTCTTGAAGTGACAGGTTTGGTGTAATTTTTAAATGTTTTATGTCAATTTTTGCTGCAAATTGTTCGATTATGCTCTTACCACCTGAAGCCATAGTTTTAGCTCTAGCATCATGGGGCAGGTAATGGTAACCATATTTGTAGCCGAATTCTTCTTCTTTTTGGGCCAGCAGCATAGTGTAGAACGGCACGGCTTGGCCATTAGAAGAATGATGGTCTAGCACACGAATTTCACCATACACGACCTGAAACCACCATATTGAGGTGCTATCGTTGAAGCCCAAATCCCAAGCAGTATGACAGGGGAACATAGGATCATAGTCAACAGTAGTAATCCTATCCAAGTCAGTAATTCTACGCATTTCTTGACCATAGTACGCTCCTAATATAGCTGCTTCAAATGAACATAAGAACTCTTGCTCGTACTGGTTAGCAGACATTGTGGCTTGCGCGTCTAGCAATTCAGCATCAGGCAATAGACCTGATTGGTCGGCCCGTAGTGTCTTGACATACCAATTAGGGTTCTTTTGACCTTCATTGTAGATGTCATAGAAACTGTTATGGCCCTTGGGTGTACCAATAAAGGTAGCCCAGCCTTGTCTATCAGTAAGTAATGGCCTGACAATCTCACCCCATAATCTAGGTTTCATGTCGGCATACTCATCTAGGACTACGCCATCCAAATACAATCCGCGCAGGGCATCAGGGTTATCAGCACCAAATAAGCGTATTTTTGCCCCGTTGACTAGCTCTACCCATAATTCTGATTGATTGGCCTTAACAATTGCTGGCTCTGCAAACTTAAGTAAGTAATCCCATGCGATGTTTTTGGCTTGTGCATAGTAGGGCGCGATGTAAGCGTACCGAGCATCAGGTTTCTTTTCCATGATAGCCCTACGCACCGTGTCGCAAATCGTAGCGACCGTTTTACCCCGCCCTCCGATGGCAGACCAATACGGCCCACCTTTGACTGCGTTGATGGAAGTCTAGGAAAGCTTCTCTAGCTTTGTACGGATATTCGTACCGCTTAACAATCTCTTTCAATCTAGGAACTTATGTTCGTGGATTACCTTCATTGGCTGTTCTTCGTCACCTGAATGTTCTGTTCTAGCCAGCTTGGGTAGGTGATATTCCATGACGCTCTGCAACATACCAAAAGCTTTTTCAGGATTAGGCAAAACAATGTATTTATCCTCATCGTTTTTAACGCCATCAGCGACCTGTTCTAGCCACTTTTGCATACTTGGGGCATTACCATCAACGAACCTAGCGATGGCCTCTCTAGCCATGCTTGTGCTTTTATTGCCTACCCCTTTGGGTCTGCCAGCACGATTAAGGTTATCTTCTACAGATTTCGACAGTTTATTGCTCATACCTTATCCAAGTGGTTGATTAAGATAGGTTAATTGTAGCTTTATTTTCTTCTTTTTACAACTTGGTTTTCAAAACTGATAATGCCATCAGGGGTAAGTATGCCTTCATAGCCCCCTTGGTTACTCATACGCTCATAAGCGTTTGTAGTAGCGTCTTTATCAATAATGCCGTTGTATTGGTTATAGTTTTGCGCGGTTTGCTTTAGTTTGTCAGGGTCTGCTCTCAAGTCATAAAGCTTATTCATGTCTGCCGTGTATTGATTAGGGCCTAGTCCAGCTTCGCGGGTATTAGGATTTGTATAGAAGTAAGTCCTGTTCCGTAATGCTCCAGCTAGATTTAATCTGTCGGCCTCTGAACCCTTGATGCCTGTACCGTATTTAGTTACATCAGTTTGGCTTAAGTCGGGCAGATTGCTATAGTGAAAGCCAGTAGCTGATGTAGGATTATTGGCTTGTATATACGGCTTTAAGTAATCAGGTACACCGCCTTTGTATCCAACATCAATCATTTCAGGCGGCAGCAAGAAAGCTTTTTGTTCTGCATATTGGGTTTGCGCGCCCAGTTCAGCAAGCTTTTTATCTACGGCTGATGTATCTTGGCCTGTTCTAGCTAGTTGTTCTTGGCGTAGCTTTAGCGGAATCATTTGTTTTTGTAAGTCGGCATTGATGCCTGAATAGTTTACAAAACTGTTTTGCCCCCGTGTTTCAGTAGCTGCGGCCATTTTAGCCAATGGGCTGTATAACTGGCTATGCGCTCCAAATGCTAGTTCTTCACCTTTAGGGCCAAAGCTTGCGCCTGTAGTTCCATGCCCGTAATAATCATGTACTGCGCGGAATACTTGATTTTGATTTAATCCTGTGTACGGATCAATTTTATTTAGAATCTCATGCGGCTCACCACCAGCGTAGGTATATAAATGCTTGTTTATTAAAGCATCTTCTAGCATCTGTGGTGATCCTGTGTAATTCAAATCACCCTTATGGTATGACAAATTCATGCCCTGATTAAGCATACGGTCTAATTGCTGGGCGTTTTCTTTACCCAATTGCTCGTAACTGGCAGGCACAAGTTCAGAATAGTTAGTAGCCCCTGACTTACGCACGGCTTCAGGATGTAGTCTTAAGTATTGCGCGAACATCTTGGCTTGTAGTGTTGGTTCTATGCCTTTAACCATTTCTTCATAGGTCTTGGCTATAGGAAACTGCTTTTCCAACGATGAGCGCGGCATATCGCGTACAGCTTGCAAATCAAAACTAGGGTTTATCTGTTTGGCAGATATAAACGCAGGGTTTATTTCAGGGTTTGCGAGGATGTCATTGAGTGACGCGGCAGGATTTCTTCGGAGATTGGGTATCTCAAGGTTTCCTTGTACTGCTCTAATGTCATTGGCTGTAAGCCGTGCAGGGTTAAGGTCTGATTGATGTAATCCAACCCTTCTAATATCGCCTGTGTCGAAAAATCCTGTTCCATTAGTTTCCTTTAACGCTTTTGGCGTTTTTTTGAATCCAGCTATGGGTAATAGCGATGCGGCAATACCAATTGGTTCGCCTGATTCATACCCTTCATTATACTGATAGTTAAGCGGATTTAACACCCCTCCACCAGCAATATTTTTGGGCGGTACACCTACAGCACCAGCGGCAAATCCAGTTTCTTTAGGTAATTGGTTTTTACCAAATAGTTCTAAAAATGCCTGTGGATTGGTAATAAAACGCTGTGCCTCTGACGGCAGATTAGTAAGACTATCTGTTCCTTCGCGCAGAAGGTCGGCCCAAGAAGCCATTTACTTAACTTCTTTATCCAAGTCTTTGACCTTGTTGGCGATCATCTTTCTACGGGCTAGACGGTCAGCAAGGTTCTTTTCGTATGTAGATTCTTTATGCTCGCGCAATAAAGCGTTACCTTTAGGGTATTTGTGATCCATGTGTTTCATTACATATTCTCCATATATCTTGTTAAAACGGCCCGCCTTAATTCATCACCACGCACATTACCAATGTCTTTAGAACGCTGAATAGCATCAGGAATGGCTTGCTGTTCAGTTTCATAAGCTTTATATGCGTTTGGGGTTTTCATTACATTTTTGCGGATTTCATTCATTCCGTTAAATGTATTTGGGTCATTGATTTGGCCGTTATAAATAGTTGGGACATTGTACATAGCGTTATGCTGGGGTAAACCAAGTTCGCGCCCTGTAGCTGTCATGCTTAATTCTGTATGCGGTTCATAACCCTGTGGATCAAATACAATTGGTCTTTTAGTATCAATTGGCGCACCAGCAGAATCTACTGTAGGCTGCATACGCAAAATCATGGCCAATTGTTTAAAGTCCATTACATATCTTTCATTTTTTCGGTAATGACATCTTTACGGGTTTTAGCCGATTCTTTAAAGTCTTTAGCCGTTGGTGCGCCTTTACTGCCTACTTTACGCATTTTTTCGCCCGAACCAGCCGATATACGAGCTTGTTTTTTATGGATGTTTTCGTAAAGTCCACTCATTCTTTTTCACCAATGTATTTGTCGTACTGGGATTCTAATTTTGCTTTACGGCTGCCTTTAGCGTATTCACGCTCTGTATTCAAGGCAATAGCTACTGCCTGCTTTTTAGGGCGGCCAGCTTTAACTTCTGCCTTAATGTTTTTACCGACTGATTCGGCTGAACCTGATTTGTCTAATGGCATGATTAAGCCTTAAATTTAAGTAAATAGATGGTAGTGTCAATCTCTTGCGCGATATTGTCTATTAATTGCACAATTTCGGAATCTGTAGGCAAGTCTTGACGGGCATCCTTAACAAACGCTTGTAGGGATTGCAGATAGGCCAATGGCTCTTTAGGCATATGGTATGTGCTTGGAAACTGGGTAATTTGGCCATATATGCCAAAGTAAGTTTCCGCTAATTGGTCTGTCAACTCAATAATGCTGTCGTAATAGCCGTTTAAAGCTTTGTGTTTAGCGTAAGATTTAGTAGCCCAATGGAAAAAATGAGCATTTGTGCCTGAATGTAGCAATGTTGCTAGAAATAATGCCATTGATTTTTCCATAATCTCACCTAAAAGTAGGGCCATACGCCCATGAAACTGCTGAATAACGAATCCCATCCGTTACAGGTAACACTCTATGCTGTAAAAATGACGGAAAAACAACTATATCTCCCTGACATTTTAATACATTTTCATCTTTATTTGATTCTATTTCAAGGCCACCACCCGCAAAATCATCATTAAGCAAAATACTAATAGACAGTTTGCGTTGCTCATTGTTTACAGGTTCTTTGGAATCCATGTGCCAACCATAATGTCCACCTTCAACATATTGGGACATTTGCACCTTTTCTATTCTGCGAATGTCGTAGTTCCAGTTTTTATTGGCATCAAGGATGTAGGATTGAATAACGCAGCCTATGGGGGATAGCAATTCTTCCCAGTAAATATCAGTAATTCTAGCTGCTGGGTCTATTTGGCAATTGATTTTGCGGTTTACTCTTGCGGCCTCTGTATTGTTCCAATCTATTGATTCAATTACATATTTGCAAAATTGTGGGCTTAAAGCTTTGGGGTATAGCGCAAAATATTTATTCAACACGCTGTATTACCCCCAATGCGCGAATAGCTGAATCAACGCTATCTACCCGACTAACTGGGCCACCCCGCCATTTAGCCATAAAGTCCAATTGGTCAGGCGTAAATTTGGCTTTTGAATCTCGCTTGATTTCCATTAAAAGGGTTTCACCAGCATAGCCAACAAGCAAATCAGGGCAACCGTGTTTCATTGATGCAAGGGAAACTACTGTTGCCCCAACTTGTCTTAAGGCAGCCACAATCTGCTTGTGGTTTGTATCAATTCGTGCGTATGTCATTGATTTTCCATTAAAATAGATTACTATTAGCTACCATTATCATTATAAAGTTTATATATGGCCAAACCAGCTTGTAGTGACGAAGAATTTATAGCGTTATTTAGAGAACATCGGTCTGCAACCATACTATCAAAAATATTGGGTATAGCAGAACGAAACATACATAAACGCAGGAAATCTATAGAGGAAAGACACGATATTGTTCTTGAATCTAATGATAATAGGGGCAGACCACCCAAGTTTACTATTCCTGAAAACAAAATACGCTGTGAATACCAATTGTCTGATGGCGTAGTGCTTGTTGGTTCTGATTGTCACTATAACCCAAGCTATATATCAACGGCCCATCGTGCTTTTGTGCATTTCACAAAAAAATTAAAGCCAAACATGATAATTATGAATGGCGATTTATTTGATTTTGCACAAATTAGCCAGCACAACAGAATAGGTTACCAACAACATCCTACAGTTCAGCAAGAATTAGAAGAAGTCCAAGCAAGACTTGGCGATATTGAAAAAGTTAAGCCTGCTGGGTGTATATTGCATCGAACCATTGGTAACCACGATTTACGCTTTGATGGCAAGTTATCAAACATCCTTCCCCAGTATGAAGGTGTCAAGGGTATGTGCCTAGCGGATCACTTGTACGGCTGGTCATATAGCTGGTCAGTAGTCATCAACGACAATACAATGGTTAAACATCGCTGGCATAACGGTATTCATGCGGTCTATAACAATATCCTGAAGGGCGGTATGTCTATGGTTACTGGCCATTTACATTCCCTAAAAGTTACACCTTGGACTAATTACAAAGGCGATATGTACGGTGTAGATACTGGAATGATGGCTGCGGTAACTGATGAGCAGTTTATGTACCATGAGGATTCAAGCGTCAACTGGCGGGCTGGATTTGCAGTTTTAACTTATGTAAACGGCCACTTGATGCCCCCTGAACTTGTCCAAGTTATTAATGAAGATGAGGGTTTAGTATTTTTTAGAGGCGAATTACATACTGTATGAAGCTAACACCTGAAGCTATCCAAAATGCGTATGCAAGCCTATGCTGCCTATACCCATTTACAAAATGGAAGCTTCCGCTACCCGAAGAAATTGATTTTGTTGTAATACATGATGCCGAAACAATGGGCAGTTATATGTACGATTGCGGTGAGGATTACGAACACACTATAACCATCAGTTCTGCCCGATGCGGCCATTACTACACAATGCTTACTACGCTGGCCCATGAGTGCTGCCACATGAGTTTTCACCGTCTTAAAGGTGATAAGTGGACACAACATGGAAAAGCTTTTAGAACCCGATGTAAGCTGATTGCTGACGAACTTGGGTTTGACGGGCTGGAATTGTAAAGTTCTAAAAAAAGATTGTAAAGTTTCTTATAGTTTGTGTGCAATTTGTAACCTAAAAGTATATATTTTGCGTACATATTGATACCTATGTGTATCAAAAATGGCAAAAAATGTACACATTAAGATACATAAATGGGTTCTTAAGTGGGTTAAGGATTCTTTTATGAATCATTAACTTTCCCGTTCGGGAAGATATACACCGATATACCCTGATATACACCCATATATTCCCGTTCGGGAAATTTTTATTATTTGGCCATGTAATACAAACCAATGTTGGCTGTGGCGTAAGACATATAAGTAACACCCATAGGTACATTGCCTTTAACGACCTGCTCTATACCTATGTAGGCATAAATTAAACCTGTAACGATGATTAGCCAGCTACTCATATAAGGGCTTGCGTTTGCGCCAAAAGCTGTTCTTCCGTGATTCCGTACTCTTGCTCGAACCGCTTACGGCCCATTCCGTGAATACTGGTATTTGATCCTCTATGGTGATAGGGGCAAAGCGGTATAACTGGAGCGCGGCTTCGTATGCCACTTCTTCTAATGTGATGCAATTCTGCTGGCGTTCCTTCATTCCCTTGATGCCTGCATAGTGAGCATCCCAGTTCAGCAATTTTTCGGTACTTTTCTTTTTCATTTTTTGTCATTTTGCAGATTTAATACTGGCAAATAAATCATGCCAGTTATATACCTTATGTATTAAATCTTCGTTTTCTATCTCATAAGTATCAGCTTTGAGTTCAAATGCTGTACCGTTAGTTCTTTCGCGTATAGTACCCTTTTCGTAAAACTTGGCAAACCATAAAAAGGTTGCTTTTGGTAACCACCCGCAAATAGTGAGCTTATCATTTAATGTATTTAAACTGGCAAAAATATAGCCATCAACATTAAACCTAGTCTGTGACGCGATTAAATTGTTTACATAGTCTAATTTTGGCGTAACCGTGCGGCCCATAGTCTTAATGTCTAATTTTTTGCCATGTATTACAAAATCAACGCCCCCATCATGCGTAGTAGATGATTCCATAAATGGTAATCCTAAAGCATGGGCCATCATATTTTGACCAATAACACCCACTAATTGCTGGTCTTTAGTGCCGTTGGAATTATCAGGGCGCATCCCCAAATTGTTATGTTCTACAAAATGTTTGCTTGCTTCAATAACCAGCGGAGGAACGGTAACGCTAAACGCCATTAATGTAATCGCAGGTCAATTGTTCTAGCTTTTCGGCAGATTCAGCAATATCTACGCTTAATTCAAGCATTTGCGTTAAATCTTTACGCTGTAGGGCATCTTCGTACATCTTATATAAGAGTTTAAGAATAAGGAATTCTTCGGTTACTTTTAATGTCATTTTAAAATCCTGTCTTGGGTTCGGTTAGATACTTCAAGGGTCTGCCATGTAGCATGACGCAAACGGGCTGCTTCCAATTCCCACTTAAGCTTTTCTGCATTTTCGGTAGCCGTGCCAATAGAATCGCATAAATCTTGGTATTCTTGGCTGGCGTAAGCTTCGCGCTCTTGGCCGCCAATACTATTCTCATTAGACTTTTTCATCATAATGGCCTTTAAGCTGCTTTTAAATGTTTCTAACTGGGCTAGTTCACCTTTAGCTTGTGCATATTTACCCGCGTTTTCTAATATGAAGTCTATACATTTATTGGGGTCTATCTCTCTCATCTTGTTTGTATCCAAAGTCCTATGCAGCCAATTGAATAACCTAAAAACGCTATTCCAAGGCCCATATTGTTTTTAAAAAATGAATCTATGGCGGTGAAAAAATAAATTACCCCTACCGATGCTACTAGCCACGAACTCATGCTTTTCCTAGTCTTTTTTTAATTAATAATTTGATGCGTTCTTCTTTATCGGGGTACTGGGCCAACAGTCTTACAACTTCGGGCCAGCCCCGTTTTTTTGCTACGGCTATGTACCAATCTACCAAATAATTGTCAGAGTTGTTCTTCAAGCTGCTTTATTTTCTGACTGATTCGCGCCCGCCATTGCTGCCAGCCTTCACCAGCGTAAGCAGGGCATCCGACCTCTTGGGCTTTTGATTTGGTTAGTTCTTCGCTTGAGTACCAAGGCAGTTCGGGTTTCTTGATCTTTTTAACTTCCATGTCCAACTCATCCTCCCAGCGGCCTTGATTCAACCAAGTAGCAGGGTGAGGGATGTAGTCTTTTTCGGTCTGCTTTAGTTTCCAGTATTCAAGATGATTAGAAAGCGCGTTAAACGCATCTTCCTGCTCATTGTGAGTAAGTCTATTCCAAGACTTTTCGGCTGCTCTACGGCCCTGTTTACGGGGATATAGGCTATAGAATTCAGAGAAGTTCATTAAGCTGCTCCCTTAATGCTGAACACTCCGCTTCGAGCATACTATTTTTTGCTTCTAATTCTGCCAGCCTTACTTTGATTTCGTGCAAGATTTCCTGTAAATACGGGTTCATTTTGTTTCCTTTTTTTCACGGGTTTTAAAACAACTTCGGGTTCTACTTTGTACCTATTAATGCCTTCTTCTAACAACGCCACCAATCCCCATTGAACGAGGACTTCTAATCCTTCTTTATCAAAATCTACTTGAGCATTGGCCGAGCCATCAGGATTCTCTTTGATAATCTTTACTTGTATCTTCATTTTCTGCAAACTTTAAAATGGGTTTATCAAGTGCCAGTTTAGCCAATTCAATGTATCTGTCCACTTCTAGTCTATCTTCGCCACCAATGGCCGCTTTACTGTGTCCAATGGGCTTACCCATCGAATCGTAATAGACTTCGCGAATTTCAAAATAATCTTCGTAGGGATTGCTTAAATTTACTAATCGTAGATTCCAAGTCATCATCGCACCCAATATAAAATTAAACAGATTAATACTAGGACTACACCTAACACGGTGAATATTCCAATCGAGAAAATAATCATTAAATTTTCAATCATGTTGGAAGTATAAGTTAAGTCTGCTTAATAATATCTACTTATTTCTAGGTGTTTTCCCTATGTGTTGTTTTTTTGTCATAGGTTGCCCAAAGGTGATAGTCACCACATCTATTCAAGAAGGTATTGCTTTACTTGAACTAATGCTACCGAAGTTAATGTTCATTCGATATAAGGTTGTCTATCACCATTGTCCTTATAACTTGTGCAGTACCCATTTAAGTCTGCGCGGCTTGCTATCAGGTGTAGATAAGCCGATGTATTCTTCCACGCCACCCAGTTAAGTGCTTAATATCGTTTGGAGTACGAATGGGACTGACAATAAAAAAGGGCTTTAGGGGTGGCTTTATGCTGAAACGGCTTGGGAAATACCTCTTATCTTATTTCCTAAACCCACAAAGTCACCTCTAAAACCCTAATTATCGAGTGTTTCAGTCCTCAATAATTTAATTGTACATCAATTTAATTCAGGCCATATCATTTTGTAGTTTTTAGGAAACAATGCTTTCCTAGAAATTAAACCGTGACTTTCTTTCTCTAGGGTGGCTGCAAGGATTACCATTTTATCTATTGGTATTTCCCCGTTTTGCCACATTGATACCGCTGGTACAGTAACCCCTACCATTTTTGACACTTTTGTAGGGCCGCCAAGAAGTTTAATAATTGCTGTTGCTGAAATAGTATCCATAAGCTATCTTAACATTTTTACAACAAATTGCAAAATACTTGTTGCTTTATTGTTTAAGGTGGCTTAATATCTAAATACGGTATATGCCGTGATAACTAGGAGAACTCGTATGAGTGAGCAAGATCAAGACTTTCAAAGCTTCCAACAACATTTGGAACGCATCTTTAAAGACCTCGATGACGGTGTCTTTTTAACAGCAGACGAAATTGGTGACCTACGCTATGCGTGTGGCCTGCCATCACCCGTTAAACCAAACCCCGTATTAAAAGCAGTCTTTGATGACTTTTCAACTATTTTTAGGAGCGCAAAATGATTATTTCAGATACATCAAAAGAATTTAAAATAGCCCCAGCAGGGTTACATATGGCCCGCCTGTATAGCATTATTGATTTGGGCCACCAATCCGTAGAATGGGCTGGTGAATCCAAAATTATGCACAAGGTAGTAATGACATGGGAATTACATGGGGATGACGATGCAGGCGCACCGTTAAAAACCGATGACGGTAAACCGTTGATTGTGTCTAAACGCTATACAGTTAGCCTTGGAGATCAAGCGCGATTGCGTCAAGACCTTGAAAGCTGGTCTAACAAAAAAATGACAGCAGAAGATAGAAAAAACTTTGATTTAAAGGGTTTGCTAGGCAAATTCTGTATGGTTAATATCACCCATTCAGAAGATGGCAAATACGCTAACATCAGCGGTATTAGCCCAGTTCCTAGCGCGTTGCGTAGTGTCCAGCCTGAAGGTATTAATCCTACTTTGCATTTTTGGTTAGCGGAGTTTGACCAATCTAAATACGATGGTTTGCCAAAGTATTACAAAGAAAAGATTACCGAAAGCAGCGAATGGCGCGGACAGAAAGCACGGGAAGCCGATGCCCCAAAGTCTGAAGATACTAACCTAGACGATATTCCTTTCTGATTATGATAATTAAAGAAAAGGTACAGGAAAATGGCCATTGGTACACTAAAAACGGCACTCCAGCCTATACAACCATCGGCAAAACTGGCGAACGACCAACAACGCTTCGGGATGCGCGAAAAGAAGGACTTTTGCCAAGTGTTACTACAATTAACGGAATGTTATCAAAAGCAGGCCTTGATACATGGAAACAGCAACAAGTCCTTTTAGCTGCTCTTACCCTTCCTAGACTAGATGGCGAAGAAGAACAAGAATGGCTTAAGCGCGTAATGCAAGATAGTAAAGCTACAGGCCGTGAAGCTGCGGAACGCGGTACTGCTATCCATGCCATTATTGAAAGCTATTTTGAACAGGTGTATATGCCCGAAAAACCAGCTTACCTTGATGCGATTGATAGTACGCTTAAAAGTGTTTTTGGCGAGCAACCTTGGCTGGCAGAGAAGTCTTTTGGCCACCCGTTAGGTTATGGCGGTAAATGCGATTTAATGGCAAAACCCATCAACGGGCAGGGTACGGGTTATATTGTTGATTTTAAGACAAAAGACATCGACCTTGATAAAGTTGATGTATATTTTGAACATGAAATGCAGTTAGCGGCTTATCGCGAAGGCCTAAACTTGCCTAGAGCGCGGTGCGCCATAGTATTTGTCAACGGCACTACAAACCAAGTAAAATTGGTAGAGGTGGAAGAACCCCAGCTACAAAATGGCTGGGAGTGTTTCCAACATTTGTTACGGGTCTATCAGATCAAGAACAATATCTAATTCCTTCACGGGAACGGGGGAAAGCGTAAAGGAGTGAGTACCCCAACTTTTTTAAGGGCGTTAAGCCGCCATAGTAGGATGCAGTAAGTTAGGGTTTTTGCGGCTTTCCACCTAACAGCTAATAACTGCTAAATACTGCCCTGTTGTTTTTTTACATACTAGGGTATATCCCTATAAAATAATCCTTGCATTGTTAAGATACCTTAACTAAACTGTAGTTACTCCATTGGGGAGTGATATAGAAAAGGAAATCAAAATGCAATTATTAGACATCGCAGTTACCAAAGTAGATACACTAGGTATGTTGTTAGCCCAAATCGCAGACTTGGAAGCACAAGCAGAAGCCATCAAAGTAGAATTAAAGCAGGAAGAAGGCCACATTGAGGGTAACTTGTACAAAGCTTGCGTAACATTGTCACAACGCAAAACTGTAGATAACAAAGCTGTATTTGCAGAAGCCAATGTACCAGCAGCATTAATTGAAAAACATACCAAAACATCCGCTGTTATTACTTTAAAAGTAACAGCAAGATAAACAACGGCAGGTCATTGACACTATTCAGCTTTATGGCCCGCAGGGATTTCAAACTAAAAAGACCTTGGCCTGCCACCCAACAAAAGGAATCAAAATGAAAGATTTTTTAGGAGCTTGTTTACTAGGAGCTGTACTGGGCGCGATGTTTGCATACGGTGTACCAGCTAAAGCACAAAGTTATCCGATGACGGACAATCGCGGCAACAATGTAGGATCAGTCCAAATACAGGGCAATACGGCCCAGTTTGTAAACGCAGCAGGGGTAACTACCCAAACGGCTACTTTGTACCCTAATCAAGTTATTATTCAAACACCACAAGGTGTAACCACTAGCGTAACAGGTACAACTTTGTACACCGTGCCATTTAGCCCACCGATTGTACCGACCGTGAGGGTTTTACAATGAACGCAAATGAATTAGCTGTTTATTTGGAAGATATTACTGATAGCGAAAATAGCCCATATAGACAAGCCGCCACCATGCTACGCCAGCAACAAGCTGAAATAGAAAATTTAAACCGACGCATCGAGCGCATGATTGAAAAGCAAAGCCACTACGAGTCAATGGCACACGCCGGTGGCTTTGAGGCAGGCAGGGAGTTTGGAATGAAGCAAGAGCGGGAGAGTAACAATGAACCAGTAGCGTGGGGTATGTTGGATAAAGATGGTGGTATTTACGATTCAATTTGCCCTGAAGAACACGATAGAGAAGAAGGTGCTTACACCATTCCACTCTATGCCCATCCAGTAAAAGAACTAAACGAACAGTTTAAAAAAGGTTTTGAAGCTGGCAAAGAAGAAGGGTGGAAAGCCCATAAATTCCATCATCCAGTAAAAGAACAAGACACAGACTGCCAGTATTGCAAACAAGGATGTATTCGTTGTGATGCTAGAAAGCAACTAACAGATGAGGAAATAGATGAATTGGCAAATAAATATTTATATGTTTTAAATGATGTTCCTTACGCTAACGATATAAAAGATTTTGCCAGAGCAATACTAAGAAAGGCACAAGAGAAATGACTGAATTTATTTACGGAATGATTGTTGGATGGGTATGTCATGCTTTGTGGATATTTATGATTCGCCCTATTTTAAGAAAGGCACAAGAGAAATGTTAATACTACATGGTGAAAATGGGAAAAGAACAGTCTGTCCTACAGAATTCTTACCATCAAATAATATCGCACTTGGTTATAAAGCTGGTTACGATTTAACTACCGAAAAATTCCAGCTATGTATTAAATTAGAAGGTTTTGACGAGATGAGAACTACCATGACTCAAGAAGAATATGAAGTAATGGCTAGTCTTGTTAAAAGATTGTTTGGAAAGGCACAAGAATGAACTTATATCAACGCTGGAAGTGCCGTAATAAAACCGTTGTAATTGAACGGATACTAAACGACAAAGTAATTCTTAAGCTAGAGCATTAAAAGCCATATTAATTTTAGCTTTTCTGTCCTCTAATCCAATTAATCCCCCATTAATGCGCTTGGTCATGGTTTCAATATCATTGGAATCTGCCAGCGCATTTAACCCTTTTTTATTCCAATACCAGCCTGCCGTAAGAGCCGCATATCGGGGTTCTTCTACTAACTGGGGGGTAGTTATCAAGTCTGTGTTAAGCGCGTCAGAAACGGCTTTATAGTTGTCTTTGCCCGTCAATTGAATAAGACCGCGCCCAATGTACATACCAGCATCTTCAGGTGTGACATTACCCATCCGACCTGCATATACTTTGGATGCAATTTTAACGGGGTTATGTTCGTATTTTTCCGCTGTATCCATGTCAGGAAAACGGCTAGGCCATGTGGCCATTAAGCTTTTAGCTGAATAATTTAAGTTTTCTTTGGTTAGTCTAAAACCGCCTGATTCGTGCATACATTGGCCAATAAAGCAGGCCTGACGCTTGGTAGTATTGATGTCGTACTTTTGGAATGTTTCTTCTAAAGGGCCTAACCACTTATGATCTATTCCCAATTTGTCTAATTGGTCGTATGTCATTTAATGCCTATTTGTTCATTAATCCACTTTTGCAATTCAACTAATTGGAGGGTAGTTTGGGCGCAATTTCCAGCAAGTTCGCTGTAGGCGGTGCTTGCATCAAAGAGTTTGGCGGTGTTGGAAAGATTGGACATACTGCTGGTACTGGGCTGGCGCACCCCGTTAGAATAATACTGGCGTATAAGAGCAAGCTTCGCATCGTATTCATCTTGGATTCCTTTGGTTACAAGTTCGTGTTGTTTTTGGATTGATTCAACTTTGGCTTCTTGCGTTTTGGCGGCAATATCAACTTGCTTTTTATATTCAATATATCGTGAATAGCCCATCCAATAGCCACTACCAAAAACAGTAGCACATATAGCAGCAAGAATTGAAATTTTGACATAATCAATCATCTTATAGGCCCAGTAGTGATAAAGCGCAATATAGCGACAACAACACCAATGCTAACCAAAAGAACGCCATAGTATTTATCGCTTATAACCGATTGAAGGTATGAAAAATTATCAAACAAAGCACCAAAAATTACCAAAAGAAACGAAAACCACATCGTTTTACTTTGGTAAGACTTTTTCATTTTGTGCTGATGTAATGTGAAACAAACCCAATAAATGTAGAAAGTGCGGATACGATTATCATACCCGCCCAAAATCCACCGCGACCTTTATTAGCCAATTCCAATAATTGTTCCATGCCACTTTCAAGTTTATCTATTTTCTTTTCCATAGCATCTACTTGTGCTACTAATTGGCCGTATTTAAAAAGGTCTATTTCGGACATGATTTTATTGAACCAATGGTTCGTCTTTTTTGGCTAAAGATTCACGAAGCATTGTTAAAAACGCTTGTTTACCTACATTGAGTTGATCTAAATTAAATTGTGTTGAGCCAATTTTGCGGTCTAAATCAATTAAATGATTGACCATAGTTTGTTGTTCAGGCTTCATGTCCTCAAATGCGTACTCTACATCGTCAATAGTGACTTGGTTTTTCTTTATGTTTTCCATGTCATTTCTCCTTGTGGTTAAAAAACTATTTTACAGCATCTTTAAACGGAGTTAAATCATGCCCAGCATAGTAGTCACCTTTAGCAATTTGTATGGAAAGGTGTTCTTTATTTCTAGCTACGCAACTAGCCCAATCTTCATCAGTCATATCTTCAGGCTTGCCAGCGTTAAGTAAATTTACGCTATCCATTGCGGCATCGTAACTGCGTTGTACTTCTTGTTCAGGTGTTAGTTCTAACATTTTATTTTCCTAATTGTTGTTTAAGGGAATCTACTTCTGCTTTAAGTTCTTGGATTGCCTTTAGCATTGCATATTTAAGGTCTGTTTCATAAATAGACAAGCGCATTTTTGGTTCTTCTTTAGTTCCCCAATTTACTTCAGTTACCAATTCAGGGCAAACTGCTTGTAAGTCTTGTGCAGTAGTTCCAAGATTTAAATCTGTGTCTGTTTGGTCGTTAAATAAGAAAGTTTTAACTGGAACTTGGCATAACTTATCTAAATAATTACCAGCTAATTGAATATTTTTCTTTTCTCTAGCATCAGACAAATTGGTGTTATTAGCAGAATAGTTATTAATACCGCCATTAGATTTAACGCCAAATTTTTGACCAACAGTATCACCGCAATACAAAAATATACTAGAGGCATCATTTGGTGCTTGACCAGTAAAGTTTATGTACTGACCATAAATATTGCCTGTTGCTTGGGTATTTCCTACATAAGAAACCCAATTATTGTTAGCTTGTTGAACTTGAAATCTTGCACCACCAGCATTTGCGTTTGCAACTACACCGCCACCAACAATTACAATTCCACTACCATCAATAATCTGTCTAGGATTACCATCACCATCAGATAACACAATGTAGTTACTTGCTGTACGGATGTCTAGACTGTTTTGATTGCCGTTGTAAGCACCCAAAATGGTATTAGCAGAACCAGTTGTAACAAGTGAACCAGAACCAGTAGAACCGCTATTCCAAGCACCAACAAAAGTATTTCTTGCTCCTGTGGTAATTCCGTAACCAGCAGATGTTCCCATAAAGGTGTTGTATTGTGCTGTCGTGCCGCTATACCCTGCCTGATAACCTACTGCGGTGTTATTAGAGGCTGTAGTGTTTGACCTTAAAGAATCCTTACCAATAGCAGTATTTGTTGCTCCTGTGGTGTTTGAAAGCAATGCAGAATCACCAAAAGCAGAGTTATGATTTGCTGTGGTATTTGCTCTTAACGCTTGATAACCTACGGCAGTGAGTGAGCCACCAGTTGTGTTTGAGTATAGAGCTTGATAACCAATACCAACACCATCTCCCGTTGTGTTGCTATAAGAAGATTGATAACCTACGGCTGTGTTGCCTGATGCGGTGGTGTTTGATGCTAAAGAGCCTTCACCAAAAGCGGAGTTGTAAGAGCCTGTAGTATTTGCATATAGTGGTGGATTTGCATTGTATGTGCTTCCTACACCAGTATTGCTTTGTCCTGATGTATTGGACTCAAGAACACTTCTTCCAATAGCGGTGTTGCCGTTTCCAGTATTACTTGCGTTGAATAAAGCTCTATATCCAAAAACTGTATTTGCAAGAGAACCACCACCCTTACCAACAGTAAGACCTGATATAGAAGCATCATTAGCTAATGTAAGTGCTGTACCGCTAAAAGTCATATTGGCAGAACCAACTACTAGACCGCTAGAGTTATATAAGACTTGAGTAGTGGTAGATGAACCTACACCACCTTTAGTGCCGATAACTTGCACTACGCCAGCAGAATCTTTATAAAATAGTTTGCCATCAGCAGTATTAATAGCTAATTCGCCAGCAACTAGGTTTCCAGCAGTAGGGGTATTTGTAGCTGTAGCTGAATAGTAAATCGAAATTGGAGTGTAGCCCGTTTGTGCCATTTTAGTATGTCCCGCCAAAGATGCCTGTTAAGGCTGTTAATGTACCAACATTATTAATGTCGTTTGTTGCCATATTTAAAGCTCCTGACATAGGTGTTTGACCGTCAGCAGATACAGATTGAGTTAATCCATCGGCAATATTTTGCATTGTAGTATTAGCCCAGCTACTTGTAATAGTAGTACCTGTGACTACTGGGTTTCCAGCGGGGAGGGTATATGTTCCCGATCCGTTTCTACTCATTTGATGCTCCTTGTTGTGTGGCTCTCATAATTAATAGTTTTGCTATTCTTCTTTGTTCGGGAGTGCCTGAATTTGCTAAATCTAATACGGGTTTTGCCATTTTTCCAGCTTTATAAGTTGCTTCCCCGACCAATCTAGGGCTTTGTAATGGAAGTGTAGCTAGTGGGGCTAGACCAGCAGGGCCAGCCAATGCAACACCACCGATAGCACTACCAGCCGTCAATTCAGGAACAATACGGTGCATACCGCGAGGAATCCATGTATTTAAAGACTGTCCAGCTAAAGCAGGCATTAAATCTACCCCGCCTTGGGTACGCAATACATCGGCCAATTCTTTACGGTAACCGTAATTGGCGTTGACATTATTGCGGGTTAAGGATTGAAGCTTACGAATAGCTGTATCGGCAGAAACACGGTCACCTAAAGATAATGCTTTTTCTAGGTCGCGCTCAATACCTAAAGATTCTTCGTAATCTTTCATTGTTTTAGCGTAATTTTTGTCTTGCTTAACAATAGTTTGTTTTACCGTATTACGGGTTTGAGATAATACGGATTTGGCTTCATTCGTCATATCGTTACGATATAAGTCATCAATTCTACGCTTCAGAATATCTAATCCTTCGGCAGTATGAAGGCCTTTTTTAGTATTCCATTCATCTACTACGGCTTTGATTTTATTAATATCTTTTAAAGAATCTTCGCCAACGGCAGAAGCAATATCGCCACCGCCTTGTACCTTAAGATTGTCAATAGATTGTTTAAAAGAATCTTCAATAGGGGCAAAATCTAATCTTGGCGCAGGTTTTGGTAAGGGTTTACCCGCAACAATTTTTTGGCTTGGTTTGGTAGTGGCAATTCCTTGCTCATACGCCTGTCTGCGTTGGGTTTTAAGGGCTTGCATACCTGATTGAGCAGCTTCCAATACATCTTTAACAGGAACTTCGCCACGCAGGTTTTGAATAAATTGCTGATTACCAGTAGCACCCGCTTTGGCAGCTTCTTCAATAGACTTGCTACCTGCACCAGTAGTTAAACCTAGTGTTTCGGATAATGCTTTGCCAGTAAATTTAGCGGCTGGGGCAAGAATTTCACCAACAGGGCCAGTAGCTGCGCCCCATGTAGCTGCATTACCGCGATCTTCAATATTTGGGGTTAATAACGCGCCAGTACCTGCACCGATAGCAGACTGTTCACCTACGGCAGCAGCAAAACTAGGAATTTTTCCAATAACATTGCTTACTTGCGGAATAGATTTAAGAACATTGGCTATCTTTTGAGCAGCAGAATACGGAACAGCATAAGAACCAATCTGACCTGCCGTGCCTGCTACTGGATATTGTTCTTTTACTTGGCCAGTCAATCTTTCGCCTAAACGAGAAATATTACGGCCAGTTTCAGGGAACATTAATTCAGTAGCCGCGCCCGCGCCCTTGATTAATTCTCCAGCACCAGCAACGGCCATAGGCCCAACAACTTGATTGCCTTGCATTTTAGGAATTTCAATAGCGTTCAGAAACCGATCATACGCAGTTTCTTTAGGCTGATCTAATCGCTCCCAATCAGGAGAAGTCGGACTAGACGGGGCTACTACTCTTTCCCAATCGCTCATCTTATTTCTTCCTTCTATCTACGCTACCGTCAGGGTTCACCTTATATTCGTAAGATGAATCGTAGGGAATATTTTTGTCTTTTAGATAAGTCTTTACATCTACTGCGGGGGCAGCTTCAACTTTAGGGGTAACAACATACTTACGCATATTTTCAGGAACAGGTTTTTGAGCCGTTCTGTATGTGGCCACAATCTTGCTGCTACCAAACTCTTTTTGCTCATCCAAAATTTTTTGTACGGTCTTTTTAGTAACCATAATATTGCCGTAGTTAGGCACAACTTCTTCCAAGATGCGCTCGTCACCACCGTTTAATACGCCTAAATTGTTGGCTTCTTTACCTGTCAATTTAACTTGCGCGTACAGCGAAGTAAGTTGTTTTTGTACTTGCGGATTAGTTAAGTCTGTAGCTTTTAAGCCATTGACATAATTGCTGTATTTACCCAAAGCATCAACATAAGTAGTAGCACCCGTAACTGTATTGGCAGGTGTTCCGTCTAATGGTTTGTACAAATCGGCTTTCCATCCTCTAGCAGCAGAACCACTTGGCATTGCTGGCATTGGAGGCGGTTTAAATGGATCGTAACCGTATGTTTTAACCAAAGTATCTTCAGGAGCATTAGTAGCAGATACAGGTTTAATTACTGGCATTGCAGGGTTTACGGCAGGATTGACAGCAGGATTTACGGCAGGGTTCATGGATGGATTCATAACAGGATTGCCACCTGTAGGCCCTGCACCACCAAATCTACCTGTACCAATGCCTGAATCGTTTAATGTAAGCTGCTCATGCGGGCTTAACGCAGGCTTGGATGTAGATACATAACGCATTGTTGATTCAGGGTTAGGAGAATTTTGGTCATAAACATAAGTGTCTGTATTACCAGTTTTTTCGTTATATTTACTAACTTCGTTCCATTTAGGCCCTTCGGTAAGCTTTTTCATACCCATAGCGCGTAATGCTGGGCTATAAGAGCTTGCAGCCATTAAGTTAGCAGCTTGTGGGTTAGCTTGTATTGCAGGGTAATCAATCTTTGGAGCAACACCGTTATAAGCAGGGCCAGCAAGTTCTTCGCTTGGTAGCTGTGGCCTGCCGTTACTCATTGTTTGGTATCTCTCAAGGTCTGCCATTTCTTGAGTGCGTAATTTTTGAGCAAGTTTTGAAGCTTGTTCGTCACTTTGTTTACCAACATAAGCACCAGCAAGCATATTGGCTACTGGTTGTAACATTTGGAAAAAGCTAGGAGCAACATAGCGACCGCTAACCATTTGGCCTTGCGGTTGTTGATTTTGCTGCATCAACATTTCTGCAAACCGTTGTTGACGGCTTAATGATTGCTGTTGAGCGTAATCTTCAGGAGATAAAGTGCCAGCTTGAGCTAAATTGTAATCTGCCATTATGCTTCCCCGTTCCAGCTAGTAGGCGTTTGACCTTGGCCACCAAAGCCATAAACATTCTCTGCACCATACTTATTCATTGCTTGTTGAGCTTGTTCGTATGGGTCTTTTTTACGCAACATAGAAGCCATAGCTAAAGGGTTCATTCCCGAATAACCATTGCTGTGTGATTGCGGTTGTGCCATCTGATTGCTTTGTGCAAGTTGTTGATTCATAAATGCTTGTTGTGCCGCAGCATTTTGAAAAACAGGTGACATATTTTTTTGGTCATCCTGTGGGAAGTACGGGGCAATTTCAGAAATGTACTGGTTCATAGTAAACCGTAATCTACGACTTTATAGCCGTCATCAAGTGTACGAACTGCATACGGGAATACTTGCTCAACTTCTTGAGCCATGTAACCGTAATGAACGCCACTACCTGCCAATTGATGATCTTTAAATGCAAGTTTGTATTCATACTTGTACACGGTCAAGCCATTTTTAGCTACGCCAATTGGTTCAATGTTTTCTTTGGTACGGATGTCAGACATAATTGCTGCTGCGCCCAAAGTACCGCCTAATCCCATTAATCCGCTGTTAAATCCAGCTTGTGACGCATTGGCAGCATTAAAGCCAGCCATATTGTAGTTACCAGCAGCCGTTGTAGCACCCAATAAATCAGGGCCAGCAGTAGTAGCTTGTTGCGGTGCATTAACAAAAGTAGGGTTTTGAACCTGCGCTCCAGTACGCAACGCGCTCAATGTATTGAGTGGCATATTGTATTGTGTCTGCGCTTGGTTAAATTGTTGTTGCTGTGCAGCATTACCAAGATTGGCATTTGACATTTGATTACCAAATTGTTGCTGTGCAATAGCGTTGTTAGCTTGTTGCTGGGTTTGCTGGTTTTGGTAACCTTGTTGTTGCGCTGCATTACCAAATTGTGCGCCCTGTAATCCCTGATTAAACAAGGTGTTACCTGCGCTTAAACCTGACAATTGGGCTTGATTTAACAAATCATTTTGCTGCATACCCAAAGACATTTTGGCGCGATTGTAAGCTTCAGTACCTTGTGCCAAACCTTGATTGGCCAATTGAGCATCCAAGTTTTGTTGCTGAATTTGCATTTGTGGCTGTAAACGCGACATTAGCAATTGGTTCGCTTTATCCCAGCCAGCCATGCCACCAGCATAATCGGTGGATGTTTGTAAGTTAGCTTGGCCTGATAATGGGTTTAAATTGGCTTGGCCTACATTGGTAGTAATAGGGGCTGTATTTGGGTTAAACCCTTGGCCCATTACATTTTGTACTTGACCTAATTGTGCGTTGATTGCACTACCTAAACCTAAACTAGCATTATTTTGGGTATTTAAAAGCTGTTGGCCAGTATTATTAAGCGATGTAGTCGCTGTCCAAGTGGGGTTACCGTATGAATCTGTACCTGATTGAGTATAGTCAAGATTGCCATAAGGAGTAACTTGGTTTACACGGTTGGCAGCAGTAGCGGCTCTTGCCGCATCTAAATTACCTGCCGCTGTTGCGTTAGCTGCCCCAGTATAATCGGGCGCAGGGGGCGCACTTGGCGCAGGCCCTAATCCTAAAAATCCACCACCACCCATGTTATTCTCCTCTTGCTGTTCTTAAAGGGCATTTGATGTCGAGAAATCGACAATCTTCACGCCTCATAGCCATAATCACTAAATCACCATCCATGTGAGCATCAGGGATTTCGGCTATTACTTTAAAACCAAGGTGTCGGTTTAGTTTTAGGGCAGATTCATTATCTGCACAAACTTGCCCTAGTATAACGCTAACTCCAAGTTTATTAAAGGGATAATCAAAAGCCGCCCACAATAAATCTCTACTCATCCAGTTCACTTCATCTACCGCAGCGATGTGCATTTGACACGCTTTTGGCATAAATCCGTTAAATCCTACTACTGCTACTAAAGTGCCGTCTATCTCTTGACCGATTGATACTGTATCTATTGGCATCGGATGATTCATTAATCGAACCAGCCAATCACCCATGTACTTTTGATTTTCAGTAGTAACTCTACGCAATTACAATACGCCTCCGCGCTCCATTACATAATCGGTACTAGCCCAATGCAATTCAATATTACGGCTTACAGCATTTAAGTTTACTGAACCGCTAAACCCAAGTCCAGTTACGCCTTGCCATATTTTAGTGGTAATCAGGCCACCACCCCAAACATTGTTATCCCAAGTTGCCGCATCCCAAACACCTTCAGATTGCGTAGTAGGATTAAATGAAACCTGTCCGAGCTGGGATTGAGTGTCAAAATCCACGCTTAAACCGCATAGAACGCTCGGTACGCCACCCGTAGATTGAAGTATTGGCCTAACCATCATAAAACGCTTTAATTGGCCTGCGCTGTCAAAATAGCTATACGCTTGTTGGGCCGTTGCGCTAATGTTATTGCCGTCATCGGACAAGGTATCATAAAAGTTACCAACAAATCCATCGCTACCAAAGTGCATATCCGCATCGCCTGATACTTCCCAGCAATATCCTTGAATATTGGTAAATCTAGCCCAAGACTTTGTAATCGTGTGCATGACATATTGCTCAATCCCGTTAGGAATTGGAATATTCAAAATAAGCATATTTTCAGAAGCAAAATACTGGATTTGCCACCCAAAAGAAGCAAAATACAAGCTTGCGGCCTGACTAATTGGGTAATAAATCTTGTCCGTTAAGTTTACACGGGGGTCTAAACGAGAGGATTGCAAGGCAGAAGCCAATGGAACTAAACCATCTTGAGTAAGCAAAAGCAAATCGCCAGCCCATTTAAAGAAGCACCTGCGACTAAATGTTTGGCCTAACTGCCATACGCCTTTTAAGGCCCAGTTTGCAGGATCAGCGGGATCAGTTCCGTTATAAACAATGGTTTCGCCCATGCTAGTAACAAATACTGCGTAATCGTCAGCACCTTGACCAGCATCTAATGTCCATGTACCCATTGCCTGTAAGTAACCTGCATTACGCGCAATACCACCAAAATAAAGCGGGGAAGCTGTACCACCAATAGAATCTACGGGCAAAAACCAAGCGTTTAAAGTGTCTTTTTGGGTAAAATACAAGCGATTTTTAAACAAGTTGACATTAACAAATGTGTTACTGTTTACGCCAGTTATTCCAATAACGGTATAGCTACCCACAACAGTAGCGTTTAATGCAGGAGTTGATGCCATTGTGTAGGTAAAAGTCGTTGTGCCAGTTACGGTGATGTAGTAAGTACCGTTGTATTCGTCAGAACTAGCACCTGAAATGGTTACCCTGTTATTTGTTACTAGACCGTGTGCAGTTGCGGTAGTAACAGTAGCGACATTGGTTACATGGGTAATTGTGCTGATAGTGGCGGCTGTGGAAGTTGTTGCTACATAAAACCATGAAGTGCCGTCAAAAATGGTTACAGGATCAACGCCATTACAAGCCACTAAAAAATGGCCCGCTTGGTTTGTCATGTTTACAAACTGTAACTTATCGCTGCTTAATCCAGTAAATACTTTGACAGCAGGGTTCGCTTTAGTTTCCCAAATATCCGCACCTGCCGCGCCATAAAGCTTATATCCCGTATTTAGGGTGTAATTCATTAAAGTATTGACGGGGGTTTTAGCTTGATTTAGGTATGTTCCAACTACTGTAGCGTTACCAGCAGGAGAACTAGCCATCGTATAAGTAAAGGCTGTAGTGCTAGTAACCGTTATTTTAAATACGCCACTATAAGCAGCAGGCGTTGTACCTGTAATGGATACATACGCGCCCGTTGCCAATCCATGAGCCGTAGCTGTAGTCAAAGTTGCTACTGCGTTTACATGGGTAATACTACTAATGGTTTTAACGCCAGTAGAAGTAGTCAAAATAGAAGTAAGCGAATACCCTTTACGCATTGTTACATCGGTCGGGGTAGGATACCAATTGACAAGCTGAACCGCATCTAACGGCTGCATATTGGCCAATGAATCCCTGCCATTCCACCCGCCTACGGGCGCGGGTACGGAAGTCGTGTTTGCCGTAAACTTTTTAGCTACTGGCATGATTAAGAGCCGTAGCCAGTATCGGGAATATTCGCCCAGCCAATCAATACAGCACTTGGGGAAGGGGCAAAAGACAGGGTAGCAGAACCTTTATCATTGGCTTTGGCCACATTCAAGTACCGTACATAATCTTGCTGTAAGGATGTTGTATCAAACGATTTAATTTGGAAATACTTAAGCTTTGTCAATAAAGCGATTACTGTGCTATCTAAAACACTTGTGTCGCTGTCATTTTGAAAGCTATTTAATACATCCCCAGCCGCGTTTCTTACCCATCCTTTAGAACGATACTCAAATCCTAAATATTCTTGGGTGTTATAAGGAGGCCATATTTGGAATGTATTACCCAAGATTCTCCAACGAACTCTAGGCCCAGTTGAAATATATCCCGACTTAAGCCATTGCCATTGTTGAGCATCTACTGGCCCAAGCATTTGCCAATGTTTAGTCTTATCCCAATGAGTATTGTCTGTAATAGTTTCGTAATCGGGCGGTAATGGGTAAATAGTCTTACTAAATGTGACTGATCCACCTATGCTAGTGGCCGAAGCCAATTGAGTAGAAGTTAAGCTATTTGCGTCAATAACATTATTAACATAGGTATCTTGGGGAATACTTGTGCCAACAATGGAATAAGTAGAATCAAGACCTGCGGTACTAGGAATGTTATTTAATAAATAAGTACCATCCGTAGTGTTGCAGGTCGTGGTTACGGCTGTTGTATAAAAGCGATATTCCAACTCCAATGCTTGCCAATCGTATTCTTTAACCAAATCGTAACCAGCGCGGTTCATCAAAGCTAGGATTTGTTGCACATCCTGACTAGGGTTTCCGATGACATACGCAGGCACGGCTAGGTTAAGTTCAGCGGTAACTTGCTGGACTAATTGGAGCATTGTAGTTGACATATTTAGGCTTCCTCTGTGGCTACCGTTTTAGTTTTACGGGGTTTCTTTTCACCAACAGCGGCAAGTATAGTGGCCATTTGTTCTTGCATTAAGGCCAGCTTCGCATCTGTTTCTTGCTTTATTTTAGCAGTTTCTTGCTCCTTTTTGGCAAGTTCTTCCTTTAAAGCGTTGATTTCTGCTTCTCGCTTGTCAGTTTCTGCCGAAGTAGTCGCTAGATTTAAAAATGCTTTAGCTTTATCGCGGAACGCATAGGGTGACATTCCTGCCGCCATACCGATTCTTTGTAGCTGCTGATCCGATGCCCCTGCTACCGCTTCTACCGTGTGAAACTTCATTGCGCGGAGTTCTTCGGCTTGGGATTTGGATACTAAAGGCCATTCGGCTAAAGGTGTACCTTCGTAACCTTGGTCATCAGCACCTAGTTTGTTTTGATAAGCGGCCCAATGTAAAGGAAACCGTGTTTTATGGCTTTCTAGGGCGTATGTATCAATTTCGGTTAGGGTATCGCCAGCAACGCAAATAT